CGAGATGCTGCTCGCCCGCCTGCGCCGCGCCAACGAAGGCGGCGGCGATGAATGAAATTCTCCGCTTCGCGCGCTCCCTCCGCTGCGACCCCGCAGACCCCCAACAGGCCTTCCGCCACCGATTGGCGGTAGGCCTCGTCGTCGCGGCACTGATCCTGATCCTCTCGCTTCTCCGGTAATCCCATGCACATGACCGACCGGGGCCTGCTGGCCCTCGTCCGGCACGAAGGAATCGTGCCCGGGCCCTATCTCGATGTGAAACAGGTCTGGACCTTCGGCATCGGCCACACGGCCGCGGCCGGGCCGCCCGATCCGGCCACCATGCCGCGCGGCATGCCCGCCGATCTCGACGCCGAGATCCGCGAGGCGTTCCGGGTTTTTCGGGCCGACCTGGCTGCTTACGAGGCCGCCGTGATGCGCGCGGTGAAGGTGCCGCTGGCGCCGCACGAGTTCGATGCGCTGGTCAGCTTTCACTACAATACCGGCGGCATCGCCAAGGCTGCGCTGACCCGGCACTTCAACGCCGGCAATCGCGTTGCAGCCGCCGACGCGTTTCTGAACTGGCGGCGACCGGCCTCGATCATTCCGCGCCGGGAGGCGGAGCGCGAGCTGTTCCGCCATGGCCGCTATCCCGGCGGCACGATCCCGGTCTGGTCCGTGGATCGCACGGGCCGGGTGGACTTCTCGCGACCGGTCCGTCGCCTGACCGAGGATGACGCTCTGGCCTTGGCTCGCGGGCCGTCGCCGACGCCTACGGTCCTCGCTCCTTCACCCACCGCGCCGACCGGCTGGCTCGCCTGGCTGGCCGCCTTCTTCTCCACCCTGATCCGGAGGGCCTGACTCATGCGCTACGTCCGACCCAACTCGCTCACCTGGTGGGCGGGACTTCTCGCCATGCTCACCGGCATCGCCTCCCTCGCGCTGCCTGCCACCGGGCCGCTCGGGGAACTGACCCGGCTCGTCGCGCTACTCGCCGGCTCTGGCGATGCCTCGCCCGCAGGGCTGATGTTCCTCGGTCTGGGCCTGATCGGTTTGCGCGACCGGATCGAGCGCGGGTTCCGCGGCGATGCTTGAGTTCTTCGCCGGTGTGGTCGTGGGCGGCAGCCTCGGGGTCTTCGTCGTCGCCCTCTGCGTGACCGCCGGGCGCGGGGAGCGGGACGATGGCTGAACTTCTGATCTGGCTGGTCGCGGCTCTGGGCGCGGTCGGAGGTGTCTTCCTCGGCCGAGTCTGGGGGCGCGTGGAAGGCGAGCGCGCTGGCAAACGGGAGGCGGAACGCGATGCCATGGAAGACAAGAACAAGCGCGTCGAGCGCGGGCGCGACGCAGTTCGTAACGGCCGCGGCGCTGGCGATCCTGCTGACCGGCTGCGCCGCAACGATGGGCGCTGGTGATGCGGGCTGCGCCTCCTACGCCGAGGCGCGGCTCGTCCGGCCGCCTGCCAACACGGTCGCCGCCGTTCCGCCGCACTGGGCGAACTGGATCGCCGATCTCGACGACCGCATGACGGGAACCTGCCGATGAAATCCCTCTCGCCCGCGCTGCAGGCCCATCTCGACGAGGGCACGACGACGCTCGCCTGGTGCTGGCGGATCACCCGGGCCGACGGCGTTACCTTCGGCTTCACCGATCACGACCGGACGCTGAGCTTCGACGGCACCGACTTCGAGCCGGAGAGCGGGCTCACTGCGTCCGAGGTCCGTTCGGGCTCCGACCTTTCGGTCGATGCGCAGGACGCCGAGGGCGTGCTGACCTCGGACCGCATCACCGAGACCGACATTCTCGACGGCCGCTGGGACAACGCCGAGGTCCAGGTCTGGCGCGTGAACTGGGCCGACACCGGCCAGCGCGTGCTGATGCGGCGCGGCGCCATCGGCCAGATCCGGCGCGGGCGGCTGGCCTTCGTCGCCGAGGTGCGCTCGCTCGCGCATGTGCTCGGTCAGACGGTCGGGCGGACCTTCCAGGCGACCTGCGATGCCGCGCTCGGCGATGCGCGCTGCGGGGTCGATCTGGAGGCTCCGGCGTTCAAGGGCACAGGCGCCGTCATCGATCTCCTGCGTGACCGTGCGTTCACCGCCTCGGGGCTGGGTACATTCATCTCTGGCTGGTTCACCTTTGGCACCATCGAATGGACCAGCGGCACCAATGCGGGACGGCGGACGGAGGTGCTCGGCCATGACGTCACGGACGGCGTGGCGATCCTGACCCTGCTCGAGCAGCCGGTGCGGGCCATAATCGAGGGTGACGCCTTCACCATCCGTGCGGGTTGCGACAAGCGCATGGAGACCTGCGGCGCGAAGTTCGCCAACACCGCCAACTTTCGCGGCTTTCCGTACATCCCCGGCCAGGACGCAGTGCTTCGGTACGCCACCAAGGATGGCGGCCACGAAGGGTCCGTGCTGTGACGAACGTCGCTTCCACCGGCAACGACGGGCGGCAGTGCATCGCATCGCGATGCACGAGAGCCACTGCCGATCCCCAGCGCGTCATGACCATCGCACGGTCCTGGCTCGGCACGCCCTACCACGACCAGGCGAGCCTACGCGGCGTCGGCTGCGACTGCCTCGGGCTCGCGCGTGGCGTCTGGCGCGAGGTCGTCGGCCCCGAGCCGTTCCCGATCCCGCCCTACAGCCGCGACTGGGGCGAGACCGGCCCGCGCGAAGTTCTGGCCGAGGGCGCGCGGCGCATGATGACCGAGATTGCCCTGTGCCACGCCGGTCCCGGCGCGCTGGTCCTCTTCCGCATGAAGCCGCGCGCCATCGCCAAGCATGTCGGGATCCTGACCGGCCCCGACAGCTTCCTCCACGCCTACGAGCGGCTCGGCGTGATCGAGGAACCGCTCACCCCATCCTGGCGGCGACGCATCGCCTTCGCCTTCCTGTTCCCGCAACGCTGAGACCCCGACATGGCCACCCTCGTTCTCGGCGCAGCCGGTGCCGCCATTGGCGGCAGCATCGGCGGCGCGATCCTCGGCGTCAGCGCCGCGACCATCGGCGGCTTCATCGGCTCCAGCATCGGCTCGGTGGTCGACAGCTGGATCATCTCCTCGCTCGCGCCGACGCAGCGCATCGAGGGCGCGCGGCTCGACACGCTGCGCATCACCTCGGCCACCGAGGGTGCGGTTATCCCGCGACTCTACGGGCGCATGCGCATGGGCGGCAACATCATCTGGGCGACGGATTTCCGCGAGGAGACCAGGACCACCACGCAGGGCGGCGGCAAGGGCGGCGGAGGCGGCAAGGTCAAGACGACCGAGTATCTGTACTATGCGAGCTTCGCGGTGGCCTTGTGCGAAGGCCCGATCACGGGGATCGGCCGCATCTGGGCCGACGGCAAGCCGATGGACCTCTCCGGCGTCACCTGGCGCTGGTATCCGGGCGACGAGGCGCAGCCCGCCGATCCGTTCATCGCCGCGAAGATGGGCGCGGCCAACACCCCGGCCTATCGCGGCACGGCCTATGTGGTCTTCGAGGAACTGGCGCTCTCGACCTACGGCAACCGCCTGCCGCAGCTCTCCTTCGAGGTGTTCCGGCCGCTTGCGGATCCCGACACTGCCGAGGGGCTGACCCGCGCCGTCACCATGATCCCGGCCTCGGGCGAGTTCACCTACGCGACGCAGGCGATCCGCAAGACCGATGGCGGCGCGACGCAGGCGGAGAACCTGAACGCGCTGGCCGACTCCACCGACATGGTGGAGGCGCTCGACCGGCTGCAGGCGATGGCCCCGGCGGTCGAGAGCGTCAGCCTCGTCGTCGCCTGGTTCGGCGACGATCTGCGCGCGGGATCGTGCAAGGTGCGGCCGGGCGTCGAGGTGTCGGCCAAGTCGACCACGCCCGCCAGCTGGTCGGTCAACGGCGTGAGCCGCGCCAACGCCTTCCTCGTCAGCCGCGACGATCAGGACCGCCCGATCTATGGCGGCACGCCGTCCGACTTCGCCGTCGTGCAGGCGATCCAGGAGATGAAGGCGCGCGGGCTGCGGGTGACCTTCTATCCGTTCATCCTGATGGACGTGCCGCCCGGCAACACGCTGCCGAATCCGTATTCCGACAACGCTGCGGAGACCGGCCAGCCCGCATTCCCCTGGCGGGGACGGATCACCTGTTCGCCTTCAGCGGGATATGCCGGATCGGTCGACAAGACGGCGACGGCCGCAAGCCAGGTCGCGGCGCTGTTCGGATCGGCCACGCCTGCCAGCTTCAGCGTCTCGGGCCAGTCGGTTTCGTGGATCGGCGCGCCCGGCGACTGGGGTCTGCGCCGCATGGTGCTGCACTACGCCCATCTCTGCGCGGCGGCGGGCGGGGTCGACGCCTTCCTGATCGGGACCGAGATGCCGGGGCTGACGACGATCCGCTCGGGCGCGTCCACGTATCCGGCGGTGCAGGCCTATCGGGACCTGCTCGCGGATGTCCGCTCGATCCTCGGGTCCGGGACGAAGATCGGCTATGCCGCGGACTGGTCGGAGTATTTCGGGCACCAGCCGGGCGACGGTTCGGGCGATGTGTTCTTTCACCTCGATCCGCTCTGGGCCGATCCGGAGATCGATTTCGTCGGGATCGACAATTACATGCCGCTGTCGGACTGGCGCGACGGCTTCGACCATGCCGACGCGGCCGAGGGCTGGCCCGCGATCTATGACCGCGCCTACCTGCAGGCGAACATCGCGGGCGGGGAAGGCTTCGACTGGTTCTATGCCAGCGCTGCAGACCGCTCAGCGCAGGCCCGCACCGCGATCAGCGATGGCGCCGCCAGCAAGCCATGGGTCTTTCGATACAAGGATCTGCGCGCCTGGTGGTCGAACCCGCACTACGACCGCCCGGGCGGTGTGGAGGTCGGAACGCCGACGGCGTGGGTGCCGGAGTCCAAGCCGATCTGGTTCACCGAGTTGGGCTGCCCCGCCATCGATCGGGGCACCAACCAGCCCAACGTCTTCTTCGACCCGAAATCGTCGGAGAGCTTCACGCCGCATTTCTCGAGGGGCTGGAGGGATGACGCCATCCAGCGCGCCTATCTGGAGGCGACCTATCTCTGGTGGGGCACCCCGGCGAACAACCCGGTGTCCTCGGTCTACGGCGGGCGCATGGTGCATGTGCCGGAATGCGCCGCCTGGACCTGGGACGCGCGGCCCTATCCCTTCTTCCCGGCGCTCACCGACGTCTGGACGGACGGCGCGAACTGGCGCCTCGGACATTGGCTGACCGGACGGCTGGGTGCCGTCTCGCTCGCGGCGCTCGTGCGGCACCTCTGCCAGCGCGCCGGGCTGCCCGAGGATCGCATCGACGTCTCCGGCCTCTGGGGCGCGGTCGAGGGCTACGCCATAACCGCGCTGGAAAGCCCGCGCGCCTCGATCACGACGCTGTCGCGCCACTTCGGCTTCGACGCGGTGGAGACCGAGGGCGTGATCCGGTTCGTCATGCGCGGCCGGGCCTCCGTCGCCACCCTTGCACCCGACGATCTGGTGGCCACCCGTGAGGGCGACGTGCTGGAACTGACCCGCGGACAGGAGACCGAACTGCCGCAGGCGTTGAAGTGGCAGATTGCCCGCGCCGACGAGGATTACGACGCGGCCCTCGTAGAGGCCCGCCGCATCACCGTCGACACGACCCGGATCGCCTCCGAGTCCTTCCCGATGGCCGTTCCGCCCGAGGAGGCCGAACGACGCTGCCGCCGCGCGCTGATGGAGGCGTGGGTGGGTCGCGAGACTGCGGCGTTCCGTCTGCCGCCCTCGCGGCTCGCGCTCGATCCGGCCGACGCGATCCGGCTCGCGCATGACGGGCGGCTGGTCGATCTGCGGCTCGTCTCCATCGCCGACGCCGAGGCGCGCGGCATCGAGGCGGTGCGCCAGGACCGCGCGACCTACGACCTGCCGCCCGGCGATCCGCGCGCGGCGTCGCTGACGCGCGCCGTCGTCTTCGGCGCGCCGGATGCGGCGCTGATGGATCTGCCGCAGCTGACCGAGGACCAGCCCGCGCATCGGCCGATGGTAGCGGCGCATGCCGTGCCGTGGCCGGGCGAGATGGCGGTGTTTCGCAGTCCTTCGACGGATGGGTTCGAGTTGCTGACCACGTTCGGCAGCCGCGCCCGGATCGGGACGCTGGTCTCGGACCTCTATGCAGGCCCCACCTCGCGCTTCGACCTCGGCAATGCGCTGGTGGTCGATCTGCTGACCGGCACGCTGGAGAGCGTCACCGACCTGACCCTGTTCGGAGGCGCCAACGCGCTGGCCATCGAGAGCGCGCCTAGGGTCTGGGAGATCGGGCAGGCGGGCGCGGCGGAGCTGCTCGCGCCCGGCCGGTATCGGCTGACACGTCTCCTGCGCGGTCAGCGCGGCACCGAGGGCGCGATGGGTAATCCGGCGCCTGCGGGGGCGCGGGTCGTGGTGCTGGACACCGCGCTGGCGTCCCTGCCGATCGCCGAGGCCGATCTCGGGATCCCGTGGAACTGGCGCATCGGCCCCGCAAGCCGTCCGGTCAGCGACGAGACCTATGTCGCACAGGCCTTCACGCCTGCGGGCATCGGGCTCCGTCCGTTCTCCGTTGTCCATGTGGAGCAGCCGTGGCGCAGGCCGCGTGCGCCGGGCGATCTGACGATCCGCTGGACACGCCGGTCCCGAGCCCTCGCGGCCGACAGCTGGGGCGGGCTTGAGGTGCCACTGACCGAGGAACTGGAAGCCTACGAGGTGGAGATTCTCGACGGCCTTGCCGTGAAGCGGGTGCTGAGCACGGCCACCACCAGCGCTGTTTACACCGCCGCCCAGCAGACCGCCGATTGGGGCGCGCTGCTCGGGAACGGCGACAGCCTTGCCATCCGCATCTTCCAGCTCTCCGCCCTCGTGGGGCGGGGCGCGCCCAAGACCGTCACGCTCTTGTTCTGAAGGCTATCCCATGTCCGATGCCACGACCCATCTCCTGCTGCCCTACATCCTGGCGGCGCAGGCCCAGAAGCACGTCACCCACAACGAGGCGCTTCGGATCCTCGACGGTCTCGTCCAGCTCTCCGTCCTCGACCGGGATCTGGCAGCACCCCCGGCGAGCCCCGCCGATGACGACCGCTACATCGTCGCCTCGGGCGCGACGGGCGACTGGGCGGGGTGGGACATGAACGTCGCGCTCTGGACCGATGGCGCCTGGCTGCGCCTGCCGCCGCGCATCGGCTGGCGGGCATGGATCGAGGACGAGGGCCTCCTGCTGGTCTACGATGGCGCGGGCTGGATCGGGACCACACCGGCGGCACTGCAGAACATGGCGCTGCTCGGGGTCGGCACGACGGCGGATGCGTCGAACCCGTTCTCGGCCAAACTCAACGCTGCGCTCTGGACGGCGAAGACCGTGGCCGAGGGC